TTCTATTATAGCCGGTACTCTAGTATTCCTATCGAAGAAACCCTCTGCGGTTATCTTAAAAGAGTGACCTAATAATGAGTCATTCTTTTTAGTACCCGGTATCTTAACAGTTTTACTAAATGTACCATTCCTCGTGCTAATATCTCTAAAGTCATTAATACTAAAGGTTAAAGGAATAAAAAAGTCGTAAGGGTTAAACTTATCTAAGTTGTATATATTTAAAGGAGTAGCCATTAGTTTCTTTGGATTATTTTATCATAAGCTAATTCGTATTCTACCGAGACGTTATAACTGTACTCCGCTAATTTCTCTATAGAAAAGTCAGTAGTTAACTGTACCGGTAATCTATAACCGTCTACTACTATATAAACCTCTGGGCTTTCTATTAAGCTTAATAACCACTCTTTCTCGTCTCTAGATACTATACCGCTATTTACGTTATAAACGTCTTTAGTCTGTACTCCGAAAGTAGTTACCGAACGCTCAGGAATACTTCTACTAGCTCCTATAATTCTCTTAAAGGTCTGCTTCTCTATATCTATATCTCTTACCTCTTTACCTTTAAAAGTAAAAGAATCTATACCTCCTAGAGAGTTAACCCATTCGAAGCGTCTAAGGATTCTATTACAATCGTCCTCTATAATAAAAGTCTTATAGTTAGCTAAAGTAAAACCGTCTATTCTAGCTCTTACCTCGTATTTAGCTACGTTACTAGTGATATAAGCGGATAAGTTCGCTGGTCCTACCGGTACGTTATAAACCCCCTCTAAATTAGTCGTAGTGTCAGTATCTAAGACTATAATGTCTGTAGCTAATAAAGCTCCTTGACTATCGTAAGTCTTTAAAACTAAGTCTAAGTCTACCGCTATAGGGTTAGGTGAACCGTTATAAGTTTGCGTAGCGTTTATAAAACTCATTTGATAAGAGTCGTTACTACCTATTCTAACGTCTGGTTGTCTAGTTAGCCAGTTATAAGCTGAAGCCGAAGTAAACAAAGCGTTAGTAGCGTAATAATCGCTTAAGTTATAGTTAGTAGAACTAATAGTAAAGTCATTCATAAAGACGTAAGGTATAGTACTATTTACCGCAGTAAAAGTATTAGTGCTATCGTCCGTAAAAGCGGTTAAGGTTAAAGTAGCTATACCGTTAGATATAGTATCGTATTCTTCAGCGTACTGAATATAAACCTCTTTACTTAAGTCTACCGTAGTACTCGTAGTAGTAGTTCCTAAGGTAAGTAAGTCACTACCTAAATACTCTTGTATAATAGAGCTTAAATCGAATATAAATTCGTTATCGAAGTTTCTTTTTTCTCTTAGTCTTACTACGAAGCTACCACCTATATAAACGTCAGCTACCGCGTTATAATTATTATAATACTTACTAACCTCTGCGGCTATCTTAATTACGTTGTTTAAGAAAGGTATAACAATCTCTTCCGTAACTACCGGAGTATCTATATAAAACTCGGTAACCGATACACCAGCTAAACCCGATAAGATAGAACTTACCCTATGTACTCCGTTATATTCTCCTGCGTTCTCTATATAAACGAAATCCCCTACTATTAAAGGTAAAGGCTGAGTACTAGTGTTAATTAATACGTCCGCTCCACTAAAAGAAGTACCTCGTAAAGACGCAGTACTGTTTAATTCGCCCGCTACTGAATTAGGAGATAAGTCCGAAGTAAACTTATACTCTACCGGTAGATAAGCTGCGCTATAGCTATCCGGTCTATTTACTACCGTTAAAGCCATATTAGTAAGCTAATAATAGTTCTACGTCACACGCTGCAGTATCCGCTTGTGCTTTAATGTTATCTATATTAGAAAAAGATGCGAAAGCTCCCTCTGTAGCTGACACGCTTAATTCTCTTGTGTTAAATACGAAAGCTGAGCCCGGAGTTAATTTAACGTCCGTAGTAGCTCCTCCCGTATCCGATAGTCTTAGCCTTACGAAGTTCGTAGTGTCTCTATTAATTACTACTAAGTAGCTTAAATCAGTTAATGAAGCTGGTCCTACCGCTCCTACGTTAGCTATAACAGTTTCAGAAGTAGGTACGCTTACTACTTGCTGTACCGCTTCTTCTCCTACTAGAGTTACACTCTCGTTATTTACTACGCTGTAAGAAGTTCCGTTAATCGTTACGGAAGCTCCGAAAGTTGTTGTTAATATTGTACTCATCTATTTAATATTTTTCTAATTTCTTTTGTTACGTCTTCTTTACCCGTTTTTAAAATTAAGGTTTTTAATTTAGACTTAAATTTATCTACGTTATTTCTAAAGATATAAGTAGGCTTAATTCCATTCTTCTCGATATTCTTAGCTATAGCGAAAGCGATACTCTTAGAGTCGTTCTCGTCTGATATACCTAGTTTAACAGTTACCCATCTCTGTAATGGTCCTATAGGCGGTCTAGTTCCCGGCTTTCTTCCTCCGTCTACGTACTTCCAATGACTCTTAGCCTTAAACCTAACCGATACGATACCTCCTAACTCGGAAGCTTCTACCTTTAAACTCTTAGCTAAGTCTCCGGTAGCGTTCTTCTTACCGCTATTTAAGTCGTCTATAATATCGTCTATCATATCGAAACCGGCTATCTTAACTCTTAGTAAAGTCTGGGAGAAAGGTCTAGGCATCGAATACGTCGTCGTTACAACAAGTAGAGTATCTTACTTGCTCGGTTATAGTAAAAGAGATTTGCCAGCCCGTATGGCTTTTATCTTCATCGTCTATTAAAGGTAGTACCGTAAAGTTATCTTGAATAACCCAGTCCGCTCGTTCGCTCTCGTTATTATAAGTTAATACCGTATCGTTAAAGTCGGTAATAAATCTACTTATAACTTGGTCTAAGATTCTCTGAGTAGCGTCTAAGGTTTCGTTAACCTCGTCCATCGTTCGCTCTTCTGATAGTATATCTATAATCTCTACTACTAGATTCCAGTTATTAACGAAAAATCCTTCTCTAGCTGACTTAGTAATACTAACCGGGTCTACTACTAAAGCTGGATAGTTTAACTCGAAGTCTGGATTAAACTCGGAAGCTAACCCCGTGTAAAAGGTTTTAATAGCTTTATGCTTAGTAGCTAAGTCTTTAAATATATTCTGTATCGTACTTAAGTTCATTACTTAATCATTTAAATATTCATTAATCGTACTATCGTGATAACCTATCGCTTTAGCTAAAGTTATACAAAGCTCAAAGAACTCGTTAATATCTAAGTCTTCTTTCTTTTGCTCTATTTCTATAGAGTGGTATTGGTCTTCAAATTTAACCTTAGTGCTCCCCATTACTTATTATATTTTATATCGCATTCGTTTTTATCCTGTTTAAGCATAAGATAAGTAAATATCTCGCCTATCTTATAATCTGTTATCTTTTCTTTTTCCCCGAAAATAGCCGAAATAATGCTTTTATCTTGAGCCAAACTATAGACGGTAAGTAAGCTACCATACTTCCTAGTAATAACGTCGTAGCCCGCTTTAAGTTCTTTCGCTTCGTACTCTTTATTAAAGAGAGACTCGAATCGTTTATAGATAAGAGTAGATTGCTCAAAAAAAAACCTCTAACTCTATAAGCAGTAGAAACGTCTAAATCTTTAAATAGCTCGTACTTGTCGTCAGCGTCTTTATAGTCGTACTCTTTACCCTCTTCTAAGATTAGATAAGATAATAACCGCCTAACAGCTTCTAAAGGCTTATCTCTATACATATCTTCTATCTTCTTAATATCGTAGTACTGCCCGGCTTTAATACTTAATAAGTCCGTAGGTACGTTAAACGTCCTCCCTTTAATCTTGAAAGCTCCTACCGATTCTAAGTCGTTTTCTAGGTCTTTAGGGTTAAATAAAACCTCTATCTGACTTACTAAAAACTCCACCTCACTAACATCGCACTTTCTTACTAACTCAATCTCTAATCCAGAGAGTAAAGAAAAGACCTCTAAAGCGTCCATTTCTTCGTTAATCTTCTCGTAGGTTTCTAAGGTTAATTCTTTCCAACCTTCTGGGATAGTAAAGTTAATCTTCTCGTCTCCTCTATGTAAGTGTCCTTTAATCATTCTCTAAGTCGTTTAAATCCTCTATTATATCTACCGGTTCGTAGTGCGTTACCTCTGCGTATACGAAAGATAGCCCGCTCTTAGGTACTCTACAGTCCCACCAGTCACCGTTCAAGTCTAAGTAAGCTTCAAAAGGTTTAGGCTCGTAGTCCGGAGCGATAATCCTATACGTTCTATCCGTCTCAGGTAGTTCGTTCAATTTCTTCATTATTTTTTTTCTCTAATATAATCATTCTCGTAATACTCTAAAGCTTTAACGTAAGCCTTAAATAGCTTATTAAGATAAATCTTAAATAGAATAGGGTTAAGCCTTCCCGGAGCTAATAAACAGTCGGAATACATATCTATCTTAACCTTTATCCCTTTCTTTTCCTCGATATACCACTCTACAATACTCGTAAGTTGCTCTGTAGTAGCGGAATAACGGGTACTTCGTATAGCTTCGTCAATATTCATAGGATAAAGATAGTAATACTTATTTAGAACTAAAAGCTAAAACCCTCTCTTAACTTTAAATAAATAAACCCTCTCTAAGGTACTTTTAAGCCGTTCTAACTAACTTTTAAACTAAAATAGTATTATCTATTATCTAGGTCTTTTAAAGTCTCTTAAATCGCTTATTTTAAAAATCGTAGTCGGTAAGGACGTAGTCCGGTCTGGTTATCGCGTAACTATCACTTAAATTAACTTAGATTAGTATTAAATTATATTCTATTCTATTTCTATTTGTAAACCGTTCCTATACGGTTCGAAAGGGTTTCTAAGGGTTCGAAAGGGTTTCTAAGGGTTCGAAAGGATTAAACTAGCTAATACTTAAGTAGTTAGCTTTTAAAGATGATATGAGTTTAGATAGGTTTAAGTAGTTTACTCCGGTATTTAGTTTGTATAGCTTTTAGATATATTTTTACGATTTTACTAATCAGACTTAAAAAAAAAGAGGAGCTGTTAACCCCTCTTTTAATTATTTATTTAATCGTTTTTATTTCTTAAATTAAATCGTCTACCCAAGACCTAGAACCTACTAAGTCGAAGTAAGAGCGCATCATAATAGTATCAGCGACATCGGGAGACCTACCTAGTAAAGCCTTGATGTTTTCTTTACCCTCTACAGCTTTTTTAGTGTCTTTATCAAAATCCTTTTGCCTAACTAATACTAACTCTTCGTCTATCATCTGTCTTAGACTTCCGTCTCTTACGTAAATTTCTTTCTTAGCGAATCGGTCAGCTAAATAAAAATAGCATTGACTCTTTAAGTTACTAAAGTTCTGTTTAACTCCGTCCACCTTTAAGGGAGTTGAATTATTTACAAAACTCTTACATCTTAACTGGTCGACTACTCCTCCTCCGATTCCGTCGGCATCTGCTATAACTCTACTCATAGGGATATAATTCTCATTAGCTAACTTTCTTATAGTTTCCGAAGTCTTTACCGTATCGGCTTTATCTAGTTTTAAGAAACTCTCTAACCTCCAGCCGTTCCATAAAGCTATAACCGTACTATCGTTACCAAATCTAGCAATATCCGCAGTTATGTACTTTTCTCCTTCCGGAACGAATTGATTAGTATAAGAGTCTAAAACGTCTTCGTACTTAAATAGCTTCGCTACATCGTCATCGTACTGCCAATTCCCGTATAGTAATCTCTGCTTACTAGCTTCGTCTAGTTTACTAAGTGATTCCGCGTAAGACTTATGTAAATGCTTATTATCGGTTAACAAGGCTTGAATAAATTTCCTATGCTTCGGTAACCTACCCTCTCTATCCGGTTTAAAGAAAGTTTCGTACACCCAACCTTTAGCCGGGTTACAAGTCATAAATAACTTAGGAGTTAAGTCAAAGTCCGTTAGCTTGTAACGAATCCTAGACATAACTACGTTTTTAGCTTTCTCTACTACTTGGTTACACTCGTCGATGAACGCTCCGGTAATTTCTAACGAACCTAAAGAGTCAAAGTTAGGGTCAGAAGGATAATGGAATAAATCCTTAAGTATAACCTGACTACCGTTATTAAAGGTAATCGTCTTTTCGTTAGCGTTATATCTAAACGCATCAGTAACCCCTAATAAGGTAGCTACATCGAAAAAAGAGTTTAGCGTAGTCTTTTTAAGAGCGTCTAACTTAGCACGACCTATTAACCATCTAGACCCCTTATAGTTAATACAGTTATTAATAACCCAAAGAACGCCGAAGAA